CTGTCAAGCCATCGGCGTGTGGACGGGTACGAAATCCTCCACCTCAAACAGCCTCTTGTCTTATGGTATTTAAATAATAACACTTTTATTCTCTTTTGTAAAGAATTCGTTTATTTCGAATCAAACGGCTCCATTCTTTTTCATTTATTTTCATAAAGGTAATAATGGAATTCTTAAAAACCTTATTATCTTTTGATGTTTTCAATCTGAGAATCGTTTTGAACTGCCTTTCATCTGATTCAATAATTTCTTTCAAAATTAAAGCTGTATTGGGTTTATTCGCTTCTATAATATAGTCTGGATCTTCAACAACTGTTTTCAGATACGCATAATATTGTTCATAGTCATTCGGATGTCTCTCCACTATATGCTGGATTCTTTCTTCTGTAATAATTACTTCATCAGTCGTGATGTCATCCGTTATGCATTCATATATTTTTCGATCTATCCTTCCGACTATATGCATATCTGTTCCTTCTTTCTTATCTTCTTTGGTCATTATAGCAAAACCAAGTGTTTTTTCAATATGTTTCTTCATATATTCTTTATTTTTGCCCCGGGGATCTCCGGGGCTTTTTTGTTGGCCGATTACTGCCGATTACACCACTCCTGCAGGGCGCGAACCATCGCGGATGGATTGCTGATCACACCATCAACCTGTGTGCCGAGCTTGCGCTGCATCGCGCGGATGGTCTGTGGTCCGATGTATCCGTCAGCAGTTACCCCCGACCATTTCTGGATGGCCTTGATCAGAGCTGATCCGCCGGACAGATGATTGCTCCACTCGGCCGCTGTGATACCGACGCAGTATTTCTTGTTTGTCGTGGGCTGGTTACTGATTTTCCCGTCCACGCCGGTCCCGAAGATCTCCTGCAGGCGGCGGGTAAGCTCCGGACCCCATACGCCATCAATTGAGATCGCTTTTGCGGTCGGTTTCTGCTCCTCTTTCGGAGCTGCGCCGCCATAAGTGCAATACTTAGTATGGCAGTTAATCCAGCCAGCGCCAGAGAGCAGCCGTCCCCAACTCGTATTCTGGATCTCCGTCACCGTGTAGCTGCCCTTATCCCGGATCACTCCGACAATTTCGCTGTCAACGTTCGGCCTCTTACGGATGTTGAGCGCTGCATCGTTGACTTTATAGATTCCAGGCTCGTATTTCGTATTTTCCGGCTGCTTCGGCGTGTTGGATGCACCGCTGATCAACTTCTTGAAGCGACCCCAGTCATCCCTTTCCATAATCTGGCTAGGGCAGTGCTTGCTGCAGATATCATAGTGCCGATATACCATGGATGCCGGGATTCCGGTTTCTCTCATGATCTCCTTGACCACCGCAACGGTATTACGGAAAGCCTTCTCATAGTCATATCCGCTCTGCACACACATTTCCACGCCGATGCTGCTCCGATTGCCATAGCGTCCAAACAGGTTAGCACCGCCATAGTTGACTCCGACGTGCCAGCATCCTCTGCTGTGCGGCGCTGCCTGGTATGCTGTTTCTCCATCATCAACGTAATAGTGGGCAGACATATTGGACAGCTCACCATTATGCTGCGCTTCTGCATGTGTGCGGGCATCGGCACCCGCACGGAAATTGTCCGTGTTGTGGACTACGATGCACCGCGGATCGTTCTCTTCGTATGTGTTCTGGTTGCTGATAAAAGATCTGTCAATTCTCATGATACTTCCCTTTCTCCGGCAGATTTGCGCCGGCGCAATTATTTAAAAATGGGTATAAAAAGAGGGCCTGTCAACACTTCATTATTCATGACCAAGTGCCAACGCCCTCTTATACTTTAATTAAATATGTTTCTCTTTTCTTTTAGATCTTTCTTCACGGATTCCATGTACTTTCCCGAGATTGTAAAATACAGATGCCGCAAAAGGATCGCATTTACGGTTCAGAGCCTGCTCAAATGCTTCGTATAAATCGCCAAGTGGTGTATCTTTGAAAAATACGACTGGCTGATTTGCTGAAATCTTCAGTTCTTTTTCGATGTCATATGTCGTCTGATTCATGCCCGGACACCTCCCCACAGATTTCCCTGTGCATTTCTGTACTGTACCTGGTCGGCAAGTACGTAGGGAAGCTGATAGCCTGAGATTATCTCAACCGCCATATCGCACTGGTTCCGCTTGATGGCTTTGTATGTAGTGACGCCAAACTGCCGTTTCAGTTCCCGGTAGATGTCATTGTAGACTTTTCCACGGAGAGATCTGTCTGCATATGCCTCGCTGTTCTTTCCACCAAGGCACTCCACGCCTTTCTTTTTCGCTGCCGCCGTGATTCGGTCGATCTCGATGCCGAGAATCGGAAGATCATATTCCAGACGTTCTATTTTCTTATCAAGCGTATCTACTTTCTGGTTCAGTTCCACATTGCCCATCGCAAGAAGCTGGATCTGCTCCGGGATCGTCATGGGGACGGCATGGCGTACAGTCTCTTTCAACTTTTCTTCCACTTTAAGGAAATACTGACGAGCCTGCTCACCTTTTGCTGTTTTGGACTGCATGGAGAGTTTCTTGGCAAAGCTGGCTGTAAGTTTATAGTCTTCACGCTGAATTACGCCGCCTGTCGGCGTCTCGACATTCATGTCGAGTCGCAAATAATCCTCATTTTCTACTGCAAAATCATTTTCTGTAATATTTCTTTTACACCATCTTGAAAATTGTCCTTGTGCAAGTCCAAGGAATTCATAAAGTTTTCTTGCCGTGGTCATTCCGTCCTTATCAATTCCAAGTGCAATCTCAATAGGTGTCTGATTCATTACGTTTACTAATTCCTGCATAATAAATTCCCCTTTCAAATTTAATTCTTGAAAGAAGTTTCTATCTGTATTATAATATTTACAGAAGGAAACTTCTAGGTGTGAGATTCGTCCGGCTGTGGTAGGTGTGGACGAATCTCTATTTTTTGTTTTCGGCATAAACCTTTTTGATGCCTTCCATGACAACCTGATACTGTGTCTTGTTTGTTATCTCACAGCATTTTTCCAACAATTCTTTGTCCTGTTTGGTTGCTCTGATTTTAATTTGCTCTGATTTAGGGTTATCAATTTTAGGTCTGCCTGTTCTTGGACTCATTCATTTCTCACCTCACTTTTCGAGTACACAATAAATATATTACCGTGTACCCAAAAAGTCAAGAGGTATTTTTATTTTTTTCGCCCTACCTGCGAACAAAAATAAGACACAGCCTTTCGCCATGTCTTCCGTTTCTTCGGGGAGGTCAGGAGCATACCCTGACAGGACTTCTCCCCATATTCAATTACTTTCATCGCATTTTCTCCCCAAAAAGGCATAAAAATAACACGCATCTTTGCGTGCCTGTATCGTTTCTTTTGCGCCGGCGCAAAAGAAGGACGGTCTTCGGCCGCCCTTACTCTGGTTTCTGTGTCTGTTTAATAATCTGATTCACATAGTTGCTCAGCCCTGCGACGAGGATTCCCTGCGTGACCGCTGTAAAGACTGCCATCGCCGCCTGCTGGCCGGTGCAGACCTCGCTGGTGGCCAGTACCCAAACGGCGCACAGGACGATGCTCACGCCGCCGAGAATCAGAGGAATATACTTATCCTTTACAGCCTGTGCCTGTTTCAGTCCCATGCCAAGGAAGTACAGGACAATAGCTACAATGATCAGTTCCGGTTTTACATAATTCATAATCTGTTCCATGTCAATCGCCTTTCTTTTTTAAGTGTAATTCATCAATTTCCTGCTTCATCTTTGTGATCATACCGTTTCCACCAAGCACATGATAGGCTTCGTACATCTCGCAGAAGTTCTGGTATGCATAGGATGGGATATCTCCAAGCTGTGTGTACTTGCTGTGGTACTCAATCAGCTGGACTCTGAGTAGTAACATAGTTCCCTTACTGTTCGCGTCTCGATCCCTTTTCTGATTTTTTAAGAGCCAGACGATGTAGCCCAGCAGCACTGGAAGTGCTATCGTATATGTCTGCATTAATATTTCATTCACTGCTCTGTCTCTCTTTCCCACTATTGAACGCAGAAGAAGGACCGTTTCCGGCCCTACTCAGTTTTTTCCTTTTCTTCCAGCTCTGCAGTGTACTTATCATACTCATCCCAGATGTCGTTCTCGAATTTGTCAACAACATCATCGATATCCTTTTTATTGGCACGATACTTTCTACCGTTGTTGATGTAGCGATTGATGATTGGAACATCCGGATGTTTTGCATCCATATTGGCGTCCATAGACACAACGGTCTCGCCGTCAACTGTGATGATTCCAGAATAATGAATGTCCTTTGTGTAAGTTGCTTCTACTGCCATAGTTTTGCCCTCCTAAAAATTAATTTGTATCTCCAGAGATATTATCTCTCATGGATTCAAGTTCACTTCTTAGATCCGCAACCTCTATTTCAAGGTTCGATCTTCTTTCTTTTTCGAGCTGTAGCTCATGCGTTATTACCGCAATCAAATTGGTATATACCATACTATAGGTATCAATATAGCCATCCTCAGTGTTCTTCCTGTCGTGGTGTACCAGATCCAGCTCGTCTTCTCGGATTCCGAGTTCTCGCATGGCTTCTACGACATCCTGTGCGACGAATCCATAACAAATGCGCCCATCACCGTCAATCATCCGATACTGAACTGGTTTTAAGCGATCGAACAGCTCTGAATGAATATCCGTCTTATTGATCTTGCTCTCACCGAGTGGAAATATGTTTGTTTTGGCGCGGCGATCGGATGTGACCTGTGGGGAGTTTTTAACAATCAAACGCTCCCATACTCTTCCACTATCTCCTAACATAATCTTTTCGGAGTACGCCTTGGTCGGTGCGAACGCTCCAGTATACACTCCTCCAGACCAGCCACAGCCATAAAATTCGACCTCTGCCTGATAACCTTTCTTCTTTGATTCAAGAATAATGCTACCGTTACCAATATCGAAGTTTGCTTTGTTGTTGGCATCCGAGTAAGTATTTACAACAAAAGAATCGTCAACAGCTCCGGCTATACAGCTTCCAGAAGAACTTGATGTCTCCAATACAGATTCATGGACACCTTTAATATCTACATATTCGCTCTGGATTGACAGAGCCGCATTGCCGGATTTTGTTTCAACCAAAATCTTACCGACACCGCCACATAACTCAATAACCGCATCTTTTGCGTTCTTTCCAAGCTGGATCAACTTATCACCATAATATGCGAGTGTCGTTCCTGCCCGGTTAAGAATCTCAAATGCTGATGCTGAAATCTTAGTCCGATAGCCAGACCAAGATCCGCTGGTTTTATTACCAACTTCCAATCCGGTCCCATCAGTAAACTGCATAAAGTTGGTGGCTGTTTTTGCTGCTTGTAAAGGATTCGCATTAATTGAACCAGATGGTAAAGAAGCTAATTTAGTTGATGTCCACGTCACTGTATATGGGCCAGAACCTTGAGTATAGTTAAATACTCTCAGATGTCCCCACGATTCATTTAATCTTGTTATAAGGCCCCACGTTGAAGTAGTCTTTTTATAAATCCATAACGACCATTCGCCTGAAGATCTTAGAAAATCCAATCCAGGATCTGAGTTATTTGCAGAGATAAAACTAAACTGGACATCTGTTGTCTCAAAACCTCTGCCGCCAAGTTTAAATGTTGTTGGCTGATTTGCATACGAACCTGTGATCTTTATTGTAGCAAATTCGACATAAAGATTTGACTCACCGTTTCCATTTACCGTATGCACTACCTGATTTGCGTCCTTACCTGCAGCGCCCTGTGGACCTTGAGGACCTGTAGAGCCGTGTATTTATGCACAACATTAGATTTTCCTTTGTGTTGAGTAGGCAAGCCGTTAGATTGCCTTGTTCTCAATCACTCGGATAACGTTGTGGTTATTCTCAATGTAATCAATAATTCGCTGGTACTCGTCGGCAAAATTGAAGTCAACCGTTATTTCCCCGTTCTCATGCACCCAAACCGCTTTTACGAGTTCAACCATAATCCCGCGGTTAAGGCTCTGAATGTTTTTGTATTTCAGAAAGGCGGTTAGATACGGGTCGTCGGTTCCGATACCATCAGCCATTACCTGCATTTCCTCTTTCAGATAGGAGATGTTCGCTTCAAGCTGTTGTATCTGTTCTGCAATCTTGCCTTTCAAGCGGCGATATTCCTCTTTGGTAATCTCACCGCTTTTCCAATCAAGGTACAAGCTGTCGGAAGCGTCATTGTACTGTTTTAGCTGCTTTTCTGCCTGTTTCAAGGAATGGGATAATCTCTTGCTTTCCCGGTTGATAACAGGCGCGTTGTTAATCCGTTCAATTTCTTCTGCAAGCCGATCTACAAGGGCAATTTGCATTTGCAACGCTGCCAATACCGCGTTTTCCAACTTGTCTTGCCGGATAGAATGTTTGCTGCAAATCTTCTTATCGGTGTAGCTACGGCAAGAGTAGTAGGCAATATCACGGGCGGTTTTGCGCCGCATGGCCTTTTTGCAATCCGCGCAACGGACAAAGCCGGACATGAGATAGACTTCCTGTTTGCCGGGGGCTGTCCTTGTGTCGCGCTTATGTAGGGCTTGCGCTTTCTCGAATGTTTCCCTGTCAATAATCGCTTCGTGTGTGTTGGGGACGACAAACCATTCTTCTTCGGGGACGTTGATCTGCTTGTGTACTTTGTAGCTTATTACGCGGTTACGGCCTTGCACCATTACGCCCGTATAAACTTCATTTTGCAATATCCTTGCAATCGTGCTGGCAGACCACAAACCATCGTTTTTGTCGGAATTAGGGTTGTTATACTTAAAGCCTTTTTTCTTCTTATAGGCTTCGGGGTTCGGCTCTCCCATTTGGTTAAGCCGCTTTGCAATCCCCATTTTACTGTACCCCTCATTGACAAACCAATGGTAAATGCTTTTGACAACTTCCGCTGCTTCTTCATCTACAATCAAGCTGTTTTTGTCGTTTGGGTCTTTCTTGTAGCCATAAGGGGCAAACGCGCCTATGAACTCGCCGCGCTCCCGTTTCATCTTGAATGTTTTGCGGATTTCTTCGGAAGTGGTCGCGGCAAACTGCTCATTGAACATTCCCCTAATAGGTACTTCAAGACCGCTTGCAGAATGGGGGTTAGCGTAAGTGTCAATAAATGGCGTGCCTGTGCAAATAAACCTTGCGCCGTGAATGGGTATGAACTCCTCCAAAAACTTTTGTTGATCGGCAAGGTTGCGGAAACCGCGTGCAAGGGATTTGATAATCATGCAGTTTACTTCTTTGCGGACAATGCAGCCCTCAAGCCGTTTGAAGTTTGGTCGCGCTGTGTCGGTGCCTGTCAATCCGTCGTCGGCAAACACGTCTACAATCACATAGGTTCCCGGCTCAAAATAGCTGTCTACAAAGTCGCGGAGTATCTTTTCTTGGTTGATAACACTCTCGCTTTCGTCCTCGTTGTCGTCCTCTCTGGATAGTCGAATGTATAGCCCAATTTTCCAAAACGGCTCTGCATAACTGCGTGCCATTTTGTCTTTGCGTATGCGGGGCATTATACCTCCTTTCCCCCTATAATTACGAGTTAATTATACCATTTTCGCCCCGTAATCACAAGGTCTTTACCCGTAGAGTTAGGGAAAGTCGGCGGTTATTTCAGACTTAAAAAGTAATCACACAATGATTGCTTTAGCGTTCTATCCTCTGCGACAAACCGTATTCTTACGGGTGTATCACCACAAAGAAAACAGTATGGATTTACAATCTGCTCAAAGTAGCTTTGCATTTTCTTTGCTGCTGGCAAAGAACTGTCAATATGGATATTACGAATATCAACCAAAGTGCTGCGGTCAACCTGTGTAATATCAACATTTCTCATTTGTTGAAGTTGTAACTTGGTAATCATCTTCTTTCCCTCCCGGTTAGCGGCATAGTACAGAATATGCGCTCCGGCTTGTACGATATGAGAAATAAGGCTGAAACGGGCGGTTGTTAGCTGCAACCTCACGGGAGTTTCACCCCGGCCCATGCTTATGGGTGCGCCGCGCAATACTT